GTGCAGTATTCTTTGTAAGCTTTTCAAATTCTTTAATAGCACTTATTTTAGATTGTTTCTTTGCAGGTGCTTTCATTACTTGCTGTTTTATATTTGATCTAGTAATTGCCATTTTACCTTCTTTTTAAACCACGTACAAGTTTTTGTCCTTTAGGTGGAGACTTTTTTGAACCACCCGGTCCTGCCCAAAATACTTTATCTGCCCAATAAGCAGCACTTGTTGGACCTTTAGCAATGTTCTTTGCATGACGTGATTTAAAAGACTTACGTGCTTCAGGAGAATAATTATGCCCCATCTTCTGATCACCAAAACGAATAATCTTTACTCCTGCACCGTCACGTACTGCAACAACACCTTTCTTTGTTGCATGACCGGGAGTACGCTTTGGTTTATTTAAACCTGACAGACCGTACTTTTTAAGTTTATTCTTTTCTGAATCAGTTAGTGCCACGTTACTTTACCTTTCTAAATCTTTTTACTTTACTTGCAATTGTCTTAGGTTGTTTTACAAACTGTTTACCTTGTTTAGTACCTTGACGTTTTGCTTTAGTAGTTGCTGCATATTCTGCAGAACTTAAAGATTTAATTGCCTTTTCAGGTAAATATCTTTCTCCAGTTTCTTTTGAAGGTTTACCTGATTTAGTACGCCACTTTTGCTTTGTCCATGCTTTAAGACTACGCTGTGGCTTTTTAAGTGCCATAACTACTTACCTGCAATTGCCTTTGCAACTGACTTTACACGAGCAGTAACTGCTTTCATAAAACGCATCCATACATGTACTGGACAATATTTACATTCACATGCCATTTTATTTATATCCTCCACCAGATTCTTTATATCGTTTAGCAAGCATTTGTGCTTTTCTGGCTGACCATTGGCCCGGTTTACCGCCTTTATCGCCAGACTTGATTTCATTAAAAAGACGTTTACGAAGAGTTGGTTTAGTGTAGTTACCAGCTTCGTTAACGCTAGATACTGGACCACCTCCTTTACGCTTAGGCATTTTTGTACTGTTAGCCTTAGCTTTTCCTGCTTTACTTAAAGAAATTGCCACCGCTTGCTTTTGTGGTTTACCTTCCTTTACAAGCATTGAAATATTTTTACTAATAGTCTTTTGGCTTTTGCCTTTTTTAAGAGGCATTACATTCCCTTCTTTTTGTATGGACCTTTACCATAACCTTTGATAGCAGCGCCACAACCTAGTTTACCGCCATGCTTATAAGATTTAGATTTTACTTTGCCACCTTTACGCATCATTTTACCTGCAGAACTAGCACGACCAACTCCAACATCTGCAGCTTTTATTTGTTCGGCAGCTTGATTAGAAGCTTCTTCTTTTTCTTTTTTATTGCGATATAAAAGACCGGGAAGAAGTCCAATAGGAAATCCTTTATTCTTTCCTTCTGCTCTGCCAGCTACTGCTGGAATTAGTCCCATAAAATCTGTAGCTTTCATTTACTTACTCTTTTTCATTGCCTTACCATAACCACGAAGAGCAACACCACATCCACGAGGCTTGGAAACTTTACCACCCATCTTACGTTTTGCTACTTTACCACCACTCATTTTTTCAGGCATATTGTTCATATCATAAGTTACACTGCTATCTACATATACTTCAGGATTTAAAGATTTTTTTGTAGAAGTAGGCACTTCAGGTTTACGTTTTGGTTTAGGAACTTCTTCTTCGTAATTCATTGGTTCAAATTTTGCTCTTTTTTTATCTGCTGCAATTTCAGCAGGAGTACCTTCAATATCTCTAACAGTATCTTTCATTCTAGTAGCTATTGTTTTACCCATAGAATCGCTACCAGCAAACTGTTGTTCTTTTGTTTGTTCATAAGCAACAGGAGCAAGAGCAGCAGCAATACCTAATGGTGTAGGTCTTATTACAGGTTTAGGTTTAGGAAACTTTTTAAGATTAGTAGGTCTAGAACGGACTTGTCCAGTTTTAGCAGACCTGCCTACAACATTAGATACCTCTTTACCTGTAGTTTTTCTTGTACCTAATTGTCCTTTATCCATAGAATCTTGCTTAACAGTAGCTACATTTTTTCTGCTACGTGGTTTATCAGGATCAGCTTTTAATACTTCATACCTACCACGAGTTTTTTTACCCGGATTTTCTTTTCCCATTTTAATATCCACCCTTTTTCATTACTGCACCACCACCACGCATGGCAGAACCACAACCACGACCAACTTTACCGCCAGCCATGTACTTTTTCATAAACCCTTCTTCGCCTTTCATTAACCTTTTTTCGCTTTCTACTACTTCTTTCTTTTTCATTTTACCGTACATTAGTGTCTCCTTAGTTTGAATTTGGAATTAGTGTATTATCTGCTCCAGCAGGTGAAGCTGGTGTTTGCATGTCGTCACGGCGTGTTCTACGTGCTTGGTTACGCTGTAGATCAAGAATAACTGCATAACGCTGTTCGTACATTTGTGCTGCCTGATAGTCTCGTTGAAACATCATTGCTTCAATCATACAGGCAGTAAATAAAAGATCATAACAAAAATCTGTAAAGTAGTTAGTTTGTGTTGCTGAAGTAAGTGTCGTTGGACGTGACACATAAACAAATTCACCGTTATAAGTTGAAGCAGGTGTAGGAGCAACTAAAACTGTAGTATTATTTCTACGTGCGTAGTATTTTGGTTCTGAAGTTGAAGCAGAAACAGGCCAATAGTCATTAATAAATTCGTCAGTACGAAGAAGAATATTAATCTTTGTGCTGTTGCTTGTAAGATTAAAGTTTTTAATTACACGTGTACCACTTGGAAGTGTTACTACATTATTACCACTTGAAACTGCAACTGACGTATATGTAACTAGCCCATAGTCGTCAAGGTCTTTAGTCAACCTTTCTTCTGCCCGATTAACGATATTTGGTAAAAAGTTAACAAACTCCGTACCATCGTTTTCAGTGGCATTAATAATTTCAGTGGTAAGGTAGGTGTAATTAGCCATAGAATACTGCTACTGTTGCTGCTGAAGTAGGTGCAGAAACTTTTACTGTTCCGTTCATATTCATTCCTAGATCAGTAAGGTAAATTTCTGAAGCATCATTTGCAGTTGTTAGAGTAAATTTAATGTTATTACCCTTGATGTTTCCATATGCATCTGTTGAAGTGCCAGTGATAAGGAAAGTACCTACACCAGTAGCAAACAAAGAACGAATGCGTGTATCGGAAACTGTTACACTTGATGTAACATCTAGAACTACACCGCTACCTACAACATATCCTTCACGAAGAGTTGTTGTCATATCAGCCTCTCATAAATGAGTATTAATACTTTTTGTATTATAACACTATTTTTAAAAATAAAAAAAGGTAAGGAAGGAAGACGGAATAAATTTTACTTTAAACCGTCTTCCAACCCAACCTTACTTACTGGTTATTAGGAAGAACCAGAAGCACCATAGAAACCACGCCAGTCGGACCAACCAAAGCTATAACGCTCACGTGCCTTAAAGCGTAGGTTGCCGGTGTCGAAGTCAGGTTCCATCTTTGTCTGTAGTGGTGCACGGACAAACATCTTTGCGCCATTTGGACAATCGGTGCGTAGGAACCAAGCATTAGTGTCAGTAAAGCGACGGTTGACAAAGAAACCCTTTGGAACCATGCCCTGATTACGAATGCTGTTAATGTCATTTACATTGGTGGCACCTACAGTAGTATCATTGGGGTTTACACCAATTGTGGTTGACATTGTGCTGTTTAGAATCTGATCAGCGGTAAAGATTAGATCGGAAGGAACGTGTAGAGAAACTGCACGTAGACCGATTAGAATACCACGATCATCCTTTGCCTTTGAAATGGTGATTAGACCAGTTTCCAGAGAAGCTTCTGAAAGGTCAGTAGCACCAAGAGTGTTGGACTGATTACCAGCACCTACAGTGGGGTGGCTGGCAGAGAATAGTGCAACACCGTCACCGCCTAGATAAGCACCGCTAAAGCCGTTGTTGAAAACGTCTGCAGCCTTTACCTGCTTGGTGTTTGCCATTGCACGGGCTAGACCACGTGCACGTAGCTTGGCAAAAGTGTCATATAGGTTATCTTCCATAGCTTCTTCAGTAACTGCAAAAGCAAGGCTGATTGTCTCGTGAGTATAACGAGCAGTATAACCTTCCTGTGCATCATCGTACTGAACTGCAGCACCTTCACCCTTAACAGGTGCAGTGCCAAAGCCGGTGAATAGAACTTCTTCTTCAAATGCACGATCTGACTGTTCTACATCGAATAGTGGAGCATGTTCGTTGTCCACATCGGTGTATTCCATGCCAAATACAGCATTTAGACCGGGAAGAAGTTCCTTTGCAATACTTGCGCGATTAATAGCCATTCTATATTACTCCTTCCCTATTAGTTCACTGAAGAATCTGCAGAGATGTAAGCATCAACATGCTTAACAATGCGAACTTCAAGCTTAGGATAGGCACGTTCAGTATTAACGTTAATGTCGTTGCCCGGTTCGTCAAGAACGGCAATGGGGCGTAGCATGGCAGTACCAGTAGTACGAGTGCTTGCATCAATGCCAAAGCCTGAACGACCAGTTACAGTTGAACCTGATCCTAGTGTTACGTTAAAGTTTTGTGAGTTAATATCACCAATTGAAACTGAAGCGTCAGCTTGAATAATAAAAGTGGCTGAAGGATTATCAACAACATAAGCTACTGCTTCTGTTACTGA